CCTGCCCCATATTCGCCGCCCAGATGCGGGCGGTTCCTACGGTGGCGATTTCTTTGATGACGTCGTCCGTGAGGTCGCCGGTGGCGAGCTTCCCGGCCCGCAGAAGGGCGTCTTGCGCCTTGCGGATGTGTTCGTCCGGGTAGCTGCCGCCGAGGGCCCTGATGGCCTCCCCGGCGTCCAGAATGGCCGCCCAGATGTCAACGAGCTCTACGGCCTTTTCCTGCTTCTGCAAAGTCCTCTGGTATTCAAGGCTGTTGACGTTCGGCATAATGATCTTCCTCCTCTCTTACACATAAGAGCCGCTTACCGGCCTGCTGCTGATGGTGTCGTAGCCGGTGCTCTTGGAGATTTGCACCTTGACGCCGACGCCCCATTTCTCTGCGGTCTTGGTGGCGTTCGAGAAGATGTGCTTGAGGCCGATGGTGGCGAGCTCCCATGTGGGATTGTCGTCGAAGGCGTTGTTGCACACGGAGACGACGACGTCCTCCGCCGCCGCGTAGTACTGCAGGGACACGAGAATTTTCTCGGCTGCGGCGTCGGTCTCGATGGGGCCGACGATGTACTCGATGCCGGTGACACTGCGGGTGAAAGTGGTCGTCCGGGTGGCACTGTTGCCGAGGGTGTCCGTGACCTTGACCTGCATGGTGTGCTGCCCGTTCGACAGGGCCGCGAACTGCGCCTCTGTGAGGGCGAAGGTGTAGGTCTGGTTTCTCACGGCGTCCTCGATGGTGCGGATTTCGTTCCCGTCGAGGCTTTCGACGACGGTGAGCTCATCGTCGGTGTCTTGGTCGTCCACGGTGTAGGCCATCGAGGGCGGGGTCGTGACGGTGCCGAGGTCGGTGTCGGTGCCGCTGATGGTGGGGTCTACGTTGTGGACGACTGTTTTGACCGTGCTGCTCGTGTAGCCGCTGTACGCTCCGTTGACGTCCTTCGCCCGGACACGCCACTGAACCGTGTTCGCGCTGGTGCCGACGCCGGTGTCGTCGTAGCTGGTGGCGCTGCCGGTGTAGATGTTCGTCCACGCGCCGCTGTTGATGCTCCGCTCGAGCTCGTAGGTGATTGCGCCGCCCTCGGGGTCTACGCTGGCCGCCCACGAGATTTCTGCGGTCTTCCCGCTGCGTACTTCGTCCGGGACGGTGATGCTGGGAGGGGTCGTCGGGGCTTGGTTCCATACAATCGTGTACGCGCCATCGCTGTCCGGGCTGTCAGATACCAAGATGGAAGATGACAGATTCAAAGCCGGGCGGACGCCGTTGTAGCCGTTGTACGCGACGTAGTAGTCGAGCGCCCCGTCCGAGTCCACGTCGCGGACGTAGTACGAGTACGACGCGTACGGGGAGCGCAGGTAGTACCACCACGGCTGGGATGCGCTCAACGAACTGCTCGTGTACTCACTGTTCGATACTGCCTGCGCGGTGGGGCGGCACTGGCGGCTGGCGTTGTCGCTGAACATGGCGAGGGTGGAGCCCTCCGAGACGCCGTTCTCTGCGCCGAGGCCGACCTCTGCTTTGGACAGCAGGAAGACCTTGTCCGTGACGGTCTCGGAGCCGCCACCGTCCACGCTGGCCTTCGCTACGGTGAGGGTGGTGTTGAGGATGGCGGCGAGCATCTGCGCCGAGAAGCCGGTGAGGAAGCCTGCCTCATCGTCGTACTCATTGTAGTTGCTCCACACATTGGCGTTGGTGGGTGCTGCGTCTGCGCCGTGCTGGGCTTGATACCACGGCGAGCCCGCCTTGTTCAGCCATTGGCGGAGGTTGGAGAGGGAATACCTGTTGTTGCCGTAGTTCCGGCGGTTGCTGTCGCTGTTGCCGCTCTCCTTCGCGTCGAAGCAGGCGAGCTTGAGAATGTTCGCCGCAACGAGGGTGACGGAGTTCGCCGGGTACCCGGAGTGGTTCTTGTCGCCTATCTCCCAGATGATAGGGATGCCGTAGTAGGTCGTGCTGGTGTCTTTGACCTTTGCCTTTACGGGCAGGGCACTAATTGATTGGGACATCTGCTGTTTCGCTCCTTTCAAAAATCTCATTGTAGAGTTGGTCGTATTTCTGTATGAGTGCGTGGCAATCGCCGTGGGAGGCGTGTGACCGCCAGCTCTGGTAGCTCTCGGTGATTTTCTCCTTGGTGATGGCTCCGCTCTCGTACATGACCTTGTACTTCCGCAGCTTCCGCTTCATCCGCTCGCGGCTGGCCCGGCGCAGCTTGCGGACGACCTTGCCGGTGTCCGTGAGGTAGCTGTGGAAGCCGAGAAAATCCAGCCCGTTACGGAGGGGAAATATCTGCGTCTTGTCGTTGAGCTCGAGCCCTCGCTCCGCGAGGTGCTCCGATATGGCCTTCCATGCGGCCCGGAGGGTGTCTTTGCTTTCGTGGATGATGTAGAAGTCGTCCATGTATCTCCCGTAGTAGCGGAAGCGGAAGCCCTCTTTCATGAGGTGGTCGAGCTTGTTGAGGTATAAGAGCGCGAATACTTGGCTGCTCTGGTTGCCTATTGGGATGCCGACGTTGCCCGGTGTGCTGTCGATGATGAGGTCGGTGAGCGCGAGGCTCCTTTCGTCGTCGAGCAGCTCCCGGACGTCCTGCTTGAGGATGTCGTGCCGGATGCTGGCGAAGTAGTGGTGGACGTCCGCTTTCAGTACCCATCCGTCTGCGCTGCCGTGCCTGCGGTAATACTCCCGCATGAAGTCGCGCAGCCGGTTGAGGCCGAAGTGGGTTCCCTTGCCTATCTGCGAGCCGTAGTTGTCGAGAATGAAGGGCCGGGTGAGGACGTCGTAGAGAATGGTGTCGCAAAAGGCGTGTTGGACGATTTTGTCCTTGAAGGAGTTGGTCTGAATGAGCCTTTTCTTCGGCTCGAAGACATAAAACTCCCGGTAGCCGCCGGGGCGGTATGTGCCGGTGCTCAACTCCTCTTGCAGGACGGCGATAGCCTCGAGGGCGTTCATCTCCACCTTGGCGACGGTGTTCTTCCACCTCTTGCCGCGCCGGGATGCCCGGTAGGCGTTGTAGAGCGTTTCAAATTCGTAGACGGTATCAAAATTGACCTTCGTTTTCTGCATCTGCTTGGGCTCCTCCGAACACCGCAAAAGCCCCGAGGCCCTTGCGGGCTCCGGGGCGTCGGTGCTATGTGTTTATCCTCGGCGGTATGCCTTTGGACGGGATATTCCTTCCTTTGATGGGTGGGCCTCTGCTTTCGGCCCCGCCGCAGCGGGGTCTACTTGGTCGCGGTAAATTCCACCGAAGCCGGGCGGACGCCGTTGTTGCCGTTGTACGCGTTGTTGTTGTTGAGCGTCCCGTCCGAGTTCACGTTGCGGACGTTGTTCGAGTTCGACGCGTTCGGGGAGCGCACTACGCACAACAAAAGTCGATGCCGTACAAGGAATACCCCAATGAAACGCCGTCAGCCTTTCGGGCTGAACCGCGCTGCATCCTTTTTCCGCCACGAAGCTGTGAGGTTCTTGACGTCGAGTATCTTCTTCGTCCAGTCCTCGCAGCGGCGGATGTCGATGTAGCCCCTTTCGAGGGCTATGTCGAGTAGGTTGAGGAGGAGCTTACATTTCGTAAGAGCTCTCTTTTGAAGGTCGAGGCGTTCTGCTGTCTCTGCGGCGCTGCGAGGGAATATCTCGTTCGCCTCTATGAGGCATTCCAGAACGTCGAGGGCCGCTGTCTCCATCCGCTGTGAAAGTGTGAAGCGGACGCTTTTCGGAAACACCTTATTGCTGGCCCACATGGTATGGTTCACAAGGTCTTTGGCCTTGCTTATGGCGGTGAGTTCGCCGGGCTTGCCGTTCGTAGCAGACACCTCCTTTCGGCGAGGGCGTCGAGCTCCTCTTGGCTGATGCCCTCCACTTCGAGTACGCCTTTCTTCACTGTGATGCTCACCTGCCTGCCGTCTATGCTGGTGCCGGTGAGATACAGCCCGTCATGCCGCCTGCACGGGCAGGGCGTCTCCAATTCGGAAATGAGGTGCGGTATGAGACAGGCGGCGGTCTCCTCCGTGCAGAGAACCGCCGCCGTCATGCCTCGATGAGCCTCGCTGTCTGGTTCCACACGCCGTCAATGATGGTGACGTTGGAAAGGGTTGCGAAGTCCGCGCTGAACGTGATGCCGCCGGGCATATCCCCGCTGATGAGGTCGGAAAGAAGGTCGATTTCGTCCCCGTAGTCGTCGAGGATTTCTTGCAGGCCGGCGATGTCGGAAATTTCGTGCCCGTGGCCGATGAGCGCGTAGTTGGCGAGGTCTGCCATCGTGGCGAAGGCGTCCGGGTTGATGATGGCGGTGACGATGCTGACGCTCGAGACAATGGTAACGAGCGTGAAGGTCGCCAGCTTGTTCACGGCGTCGCCGTCCGGGCGTATCCATTCCGGGTGTTCCTGCAGGGAGAGGTAGGTGTAGAGGATTTCTCCTTCGTCCGGGTCTGTGGCCCAGAGGCCAAGCTCCGTAGCGTTGAAGCCGGTCTCGACGCCGACACTGCTGACCTGCGCGACGATGGAGACTTCTCCGTTGTTGCTGTTGGCGATGGAGGCAATCATGCCGTCCATAACTTCGTGCCCGAGGTCTGTCATGCTGTCCGGGCTGCTGCCCGAAGGAATGCTCCCGTCGCCGACGCTGACGCGGGTGAATTGCAGTCCCTCCCCCGAGGCCATGAGCTTGGCGATGAGGTCGTTCCCTTTTTGGGTGAGGTAGCTGCCGTCGTTGTAGCCGATTTCTGGCATTGTGCTGTTCCTCCTGTCTGTTTAATATGCTGGCCGGATTGTGATGTGGGCCAGTTCGTAGGCGTAGCTGTTGAGGTAGACGGTGTTGCTGGCCCT